AAATAATTTAGCAAATACTCTATCTTGAGTACTCATTGGTTTGTTTTGAGCATAAAGATTCATTTCAATTTCTCTTTTAGCTTCTGGATTGTGCTTAATAGCAGTAGGAGTTTGAGCAGATAATTCTACTTCATCGTTTACTTCAATTTCTGAAGCATCTACTTTGTTTTCCTTGTCTGCTTTTAAGTCTGCAATAGCATCCTCTAAGTTTTTAATTCTTTTTTCCATCCCTTTCCAGTCAGCAACATCAGCTTCTTCTTCCATTTCTACTTCTTCCTCTACAGGAGCTTCTACTACTTCTTCAACTTCCTCCTCTACGGATTCTTTTAATTCAGCAATAAGACCTTCCTCTTCGACTACAAGTAGCATAGAATCATCCATTAAATACTCTCCTTTGGGAACAGCAATTCTTTCATCTTCATCGGTTACAATAAAGACTTCTTTACCTTTAGAAAATTCATCAGCTTCAAAGCGAGTTCCGTTTTCCAACTTTCTCTCTTCTAGCTTAACTTCTAAACCAAGTAAAGTTTTGACTTTGTTTAAAGTTTCTTTTGAGTTCATATATATATATTAAATGATTATAATTATAATATAAACTGCATCTTAAATAATCTGTTGTAAATTCAGCCGTTTTGACCTGTTGTAGAGCCTATGCCTTGATTTTGCAAATCTCCATTGCAACACTTAGAGTTATAAGTATTGTCTTTGCATAAACATCCTCTTTTACCTCCTTTAGGAGAAGTTCTACTTGGTGTTGGTGTTTGATTCCTCGAGTACATCTATAATTTGTTTTAGTAGTTTATCATCTTCGCTTAATTGGTCTGTTTGCTTGTCTTGTGGTCTATTTAAGCGATCTGCAAAATAGCCTTCTATAGAAAATCCTTTTACCTTATTTTCTTTAACGTAGTTGTTCCAAATGTCATCATTATCTACTTTCATGGAAACCATCCAAGTACCAACTGGCATATCTAACCCATATTTTTTACTCTTGTCATGTATAGAATCCTCTACTAGCCAAGACTCTACTACTGTCATGCCATCTAGTTTTTCTGAAGCATGTTCCATTGTTGCTTGTCCTTGATTACCAGATTTTAAAAACATCTGTGATGCTTTAGCTACTGTTTCTTTAGAGAAGTAGATATAAAACTCATGATCTCCTGATTTTCTGTATATAGGCTTGTCTGGTATAAGTGCAGCACCCATTAACAAGCGTTTCTCTTTTGATACTTCTGCAAGTCTTATTTTATCCTCATTTTTAAGAGCTATAAAATCCTCTTCTATTGCTGGAGATTCTACTACTGAAATTGCTTCTATTCCAGATAGTTCTTCATTTTCATCTATTACTAATTCTATTATATCCATAGTTTTTTTTATAAAAAGGTTTATAATGGTTTATAGTAACCAACTAACTATATAACCCTTTACACTAAAGGACTATAAAGCTTTTAATATAAACCTTGTTAGTGTATTTTTGTTTTATTATCCTAATGATGCTGATTGTATAATATTATTCTGTAAGCTTTGTGATGTTGTAACATCTTGACTTACAACAAATGCTTGTACTGGAGGTTGATCTCCTAATGCAGAAGCTATTTGATTAGTTCCTGATGTGCCTAAAATATTAAATGATGGAGTTTGTGCCACTATTGAACTAACATTCGGACTTGCTGCACTTGCTACTGCTGTAGATTTTAAACCACTTGTGCCACTTGATCCTGATGGATTAGTTTTAGATATTTTGGCAATGTTAAGAGCTGCAAATGCTCCAGCTAAACTAGCTTGGATAACAGGATATGCTGGAAATCCTAAAGTTATTGGACTTTTTTGAGCTGTTGTATAGGCATTTTGCACACCTTGATAACCACTAATAGTAGCTTGACCAATAGCCATTGCTTTTCCTATTTTACTGCCTTTACCAGCAATTTCTCCAATTAAAGCCATTGTGTTTTTTGATATATTTAATTTAGCGTTTGCAACTGCTTTTTCTCTATTTTCTTTTTCTTTGGCTTCTTTATCATCTTTCTTTTTTTGGTCGGCTCTATCTTTATCTTTTCCTTCTTGTATCTTGCCATCCCAATAAGCTATTATTGCTGCCTTTTGTTCTTCTGTTGCATTGAGTTCTTCAAGCCCTAATAATTCTTTTTCTTTTTCTAATATTGCTTTTTCTTCTTCTTTAACAGCTTCTTCTTCTTTGACTTTTTGAGCAAACTCATCTTGAATAGCTTTTATTCTTTCTAAACGAGTCTTTTCATCTGCTTCAGCTTTATCTGTTTTAATTTTATCGTCTGCTATTTTTTTATCTTTAATAGCTTGTTCTTCATTTTGAGCAGTTGTTATTTGTGTTTGAAGTAATCTTTGGCTTCTTAATTTTTTAGTATCTAATTGAATTAGTTTAGATTGCATTTCAGCAAGTTTATCTTTATCCTCAATAGTGGTTTTACCAAGAGCCATTTCATCTGCTTGAGCCTTTATTTTAATTCTTTGAGATACAATTTCTTTTTGAGTAATTTCTTCCTCTAGCCTTTGTGCTTCTTTTAATAATGCAATTCTTTGTGTAGCATTATTGTTTACTCTGTCCTCTGCTTGTAATCTTATATCATTTATCTTTCTATCTGCTTCTGCTCTTTCTGTCTTTAAAGCTCTATCAATGTGATGTGCTTTTTGTCTAGCCTTAGTTATTTCTGTCATTGCAGAAATCTCCGTTTTTGTTTCTTCTATAAAATCTGTTACTGAATCTTTAGCTCCTTTTACTACACCTATAATACTCTTATAAGGATTTATAATAAAATTTAACAAGCCTTTGCCAAGACTTTTAATAGATTCCATTGGATTAGTTACAGCATCGATTATTAATTCTCCTAAAGAAGCAAAGGCATCCATAACCTGATTAGTAACAGCTCCAATAGCTGCTAGAGCTATTTGGAACTTCTCTTGCCCAGCTTCACTTCTTTTAAATGCAGCAATTAAAGATGTTACTGCTGTTAATAACAAACCTATACCAGAAGCTAAAAAAGCTATCTTAAATAAATTCATTCCCTTTACAGCATCTAATATAGTTCTATAAAAACCTCGCATGGATGTTATAGCACCACCAGTAGCTTTATCAACTAAGCCAACAACTCCAGTTAGTTTATCCTGTTCTTTAATAGCTTCTTTTAGAGTCTTATTTGCATCTTTTTGCTCTTTTGCAATATTTCTTCTATTTTTTTGTTCTTTAGTTAATTCTCTGTTAGTTTCTCTTAATTTATCGTTATAAAACTTCTGTGCTGCAAAATTACTTTTACTAGCACTTGCTAGTTTATCTTCATAAAATGCCTGATCATCTATAAGTTTTAGTATTACCTTATCTTGTATTTCTAATTGTTCTGTTAATTCATCAACAGACTTTTGTGCAGCTTTAGTTTCTGCACTTATTATAATAGTTTTTTTTACTGCCATTTTATCTTTCTTTTTAATTGCTCATAACCTTCTTTAAAAGATATTGGCAATTTGTTTTTTCCTTTTGCTATATCTATAGTTTTACTTACTCCATAAAACTCATCTATGTTTAATAATTTTAATACTATCATACTGTTAATACGCTTGGTGTGTAAGCACTTTGCTTTGTAATAAGCTCAAGTGTGCTTTTGTTGGTTAGTAAATTAGTTCTTATGCTATTTATATAATACTCTTGTCCGTTTACAATAAACACATCATTTAGTTCATAATTTAAAACTATTGATGAGGGTAATTGTGCAGTAAACTTTACAACCCTTGCTTGTTCCTCAAATAGCTTAACTATGTATTGAGAATAGAATCTGCTAAACAAACTATTTTCATTTAAATTACCAGTATATTCATTAAACTCTATTCCAAAATTTAAACTATGACTGCTAATTCCTGATGAATTTGTACGGACATTATTAGAAGGAGCATTATATGTGTCAAATTGGCTAGAAGTAATTGGATATGCCGATGAATCTACTAACTGATTAAAAAACATATATGGCTTTCCTAATGCCATTTTATCATCTTGGTCAATCCAAGCACCATAAACTAAACCAGTTGTGTCATCATTCTCATCTATTATATTTACTAATACGCTACGTTGCCCGTCTACTTTTACATCATAGCTTTGTCCATCATACTTATCTGGTGCAGAATAGTTAAGATTACCAAACTGTTGGCTGAACTGATTTAAGTATTTTAAACTTGTTATAGTAACAGGTGCAGAATAATTAAAGTTGATTCTTGAATATGGGATTGGTCTGTCAATTGTGTTTTTATCTACTACTATATATTTAGAAATGTCGTGCGTATTACCAACAGACATAAAGTCATCAAATGTTTGTACATATATTTTGCTATCTCCTCTTTTAGTATAAGCAGTTAGATTAAACATTTTAAATAGTGTAGTCATAAAGTCAAGGACTTTCATATTAGGGATATAGTCTTGTATAAATACATTTTGTCCTAAATTAAAAGCATTATAAGAATAGTTGCCAGAATCTACTGGTGTACCATCTTTTAGTGTTCGTGTTATAAGCATTGTTTCTGCATCGAATACACCTGAACTTGAAGAGTTTAATCTAAATTCTATATCATAAGTTCTTGAAGATAATGTGCCACTATTTAAATCCCTTAATGCTACAGTAAAGTTATTTGCTGGTGTTATTCTTGTTTGATAATCTAATAACTCATTTGTTAATTTATCTCTTGATATAATCTCTAAATCAATACCAGAATTACAATCAAGTGCTAATCTTATAGAATAATTATACTCATCGCTTACTACTAAATTACCTCCACTTAAATAATCAATACCAGAAGTATATGTAAAATCTGAAAATGTTAGTTTCTTTGACCTTGTCGCAAAATCAATACCATGACTACTAAAGCCTGAACCTGTTGAAGGTGGTTTAACTTTTTCTCTATGCAACCATAAATACAACTCATCAAATAACTCGCTTTCAAAAAATTCTGTACTGAAATCAATATTGTATTGCGTTTCTATTGCTTCAATAATACGTTTACATTTTATAGCTGGTTTTAATTGTTTATTTAGTGGTACTATGCCACTTGCAAAACCTAAACTATGTAAATTATATGAAGGAAAGGCAGATGCAGAATCATAAACGAATGTATTAATCAAACTAATTAAAGGCAGAGTTACATTTCTATTAGTAACATTAGTAGCTTTGTGTCCAGAACTTCGTAAACCATCTGTAAAGGCATCTAAAAGGTCGTTGTTGTTTAAGACCATATCATAAGCGTTTAAAGGGTTTAAAGCACTTAATGTT